GACTTGAACCAAGGATTGAGTCAGGTTCAATGTCCCCTATGTGCAGTTGTATTCCTAAAGGCATTTTACTTCCGTATTAATAGGCATTTTCCACTTGCCAGGGTTAGACTGGTAATGGGCATATAAATGACCTGCCCCTGGGAAAACTCGGTCCCGTCAGAAATAAAGTCTGCTGAATTTTCCATAGGTCCCGTTATGGCACCTACCACTGAATCAGTGGTAAATTGAACTGCTGAAAATTCTCCTGTTGTTGCGTTTGTATGATTTACATAAACGCAACCATTGGATCCCATTGAGTTTGCTATATTTATTGATGAAATGCCCATAATTTATGTGGTTTGAAAAATTTGCCTGGATTGTGAGTTTGTGTAATAAGTCCCAACGAGGGGAGCATTTTGGTTTTGGGTTCGTTCCACCCTGTCTATTTGACGGAGTAAAAATTCTTCTGCCCGTTGCTCCTCAATACCTGCTTTGTCATATTGCCCGTCTCCCCTAAAAAACGAAGCTAGAATTGCAGATGCTAAGTAAGCTTCTAAAAATTCAGGTATGTTAGTTGACGAATCTGAATAAGGAACAAATGCAGTTTTTTCTAAAATGAAAACACTGCTATTTGGATACCTGGGTTGAAGGGCAATTTTGTCACCCATTAAAGTGTAATTTATTGTGTTCGCAGATATATCTACCCAGGGGTTTTTGTCGTACACTGCTAAAACATCACCAGTTATTGAACTGGTGATATTAGTGAAGCCCCCTGATGAAGAAACACTATGCTCAGTAACACTTAAAAGCTCAGGCCATTTTGCCCTGTGCCATGCATCTTTTGCATGAAGATTTAAACTGCTTAAAAAGAAAAACTTGTCCGTTGCATCCAGGGTTTGCAACCCTGCTTGTGCTTGAAAGGTCTGCTCTAATTCATCATAGGTCATTGACTACCTCCCTGCCCTGGTAAAACAACTTGACTGGACTGAGAAAACCCGTGACGGGCAAACTGACTCCGTGGCCTTTCACTTACAATCTTGTGGCGAAATTGTCTGCCAGTGTTTTCTATTTTATTAATTGAGTCCTGTAGAATTTTGTCAGCATATTGCTCTTCTAAAATTGCTTTCTGATTTTGCCCGTCTGCCTTTAAATGGTCAACATAGGCCCCGTAAATTACATAGTCGTAAACACAACTGGGTATTACATTTGTGTCACCTCCTATCAAAACTGCACTCCCAAAAAATCCAGTTGTGCCTGCAGGGGTGACTAAACTTTTTATAAGTGTATCCAGGTCCTTCTTATAAGATACATAAACATTAGTCCCACTGAGACTGGTAGAATTAATTATCTTAACTGCCGTTGAACCATAAGGATCCCTGTCAACCTGGTAAATGTAATCACCAGTGTTCAAGTTGGTGCTTGGGTCCTGTTTGTGGATCCGTAAAACATTATCTGCCCAGGTGCTTAAATATGCCCCCGTTGCAGGTTGTGAATCATTGGTTGTAATGAAGTTTGAAGTGAGTGAAACTAATTCTCCAAACACACAAAAATCAGGCCAAGCATATGCATCAAATGCCTGGGAAAACCTGGTCTTTAAATTTGCACGAAAAACAGAATCGTCATGGGTGTTCAGAGTATCCAGGCCAAGTAGGGCCTTATACTTTAATAATCCATCTGCAAACGATTCAGTAAGCATTAATCAGGTTGGATACGGCACTCAGGGTTATCCCTCATAAAGGAATCTCTGCTACCTTTGTCATCCCAAAATCCAGGGTCATTTTGTTCCATTCTTACAAATGTGGTCAGGTCAATTGCCCCTGTTGGTTTCATGTTCTTTAAACTAGTCCCCTTCAAGTGTTCATTGTCCTTGGCAACTTTCCGTTGCCGTTTCATGTAGTTCTGCTTTTCGTAATATGCAGTCTTATTATTTTCCCTCGCAAGATAGTCATTTAACTCACTATCTGACATAGATTTTTTAGGTCCTCGGATTATTATATTTAAACTCATAATGTAAAAAAGGGGGGTCCTTTACCCCACGAAAAAGACCCCCCATGTTTAACCAGGATAACTACAAACCTGGTCAAAGATTAAACGATTGAACCAAGGGGTTTGCCTGCCGAAGTAGGTGTGAGGGTCAACATGGTACGAACCATTCCCCGTTTACCTGCTCCGTCAATATCCTCTAAGTCAATTGTGCGAATGTCTTCTAAGAAACGAACTGAAACATGATTATCACTTGGGATAATATATGCTCGGTTACGGGAAGCAGTGTTAAGTGCCCCACCTGAAGTTCTACCATTAAGTAAGGTAGGAATCAAATAAACACGGCCCCAGTCACTGATATACTCCTGGACCTGCAATTTGAGTACCCCGTCACCAACATTTTGAGTAAGTTGGAAAGAAGGATTGTCACTTGCAACACTGGTACGAGTCATGTCTGCTACCTGGTTTAAAACGGCAGGTCCACCGACTAACTTATAACTGCTTGCTGAGCCGTGTTGTTCAAATATTGCCTGGAGTAAACCACGAAGGTTTGCTTCAGTCATTGAACCTGCACTGGTAAGGTCAAAACGGGATCCACTTACTGCTCGGTAACCTTGTTGCAGGGAAGAACCATAAACACCACCTGCAGTAGTATTGGCAGGGTCAGTCCATGCACCCAAAGCACCTAGTTTGTCACCTGAACGAACACCACCTGAAACTGCACTGGCAGACATTTCTGTGTCGGAACAAATGAGTGCTTCAATATCTCGTTTTAACTCGATAAGGGCACGGGCTTTGGAGGTTGCATACAATCCTGAAGGACCTGCAACATCAACTGCTTCAGCTTGTGGTGATACAGAAAATGTCCTTTGGAGTTGTTGGATTCTATTAGCAAAACGACAACGCTCAGTTGTTTTGTCAACAAAATCACCATCGAATGCTAAAGGTGTCCCGTCTGCTACTCCTGGAAAGTTAACCTCGGAAAGGTCATCTACCATCCATTCCGATAGCATTGCTTTTGCTTTTGGCCCCCGTGAGAGCATTGCGAACATGGGTGTAGATTCTACTGCAGTTCTGCGTAAAGTGTTGTCGAGTGATTCCCTGGCACCTCTTACTGAGGGTCTGTCTCCTAATGAATATGATGTTGCTTGTGGCATGAGTTGTTTTCTCCTTGATAAAAATTATGATAAAAATGCGATTAGTTGATCTTCAGACACATTACCTTTTCCTAGAACGGAACTTTTGTTTTTCACTTTTCGGACGGGAGGAGAAACTTCACTCATTGGCTCACTTAAAACTTTAGGAACCTTTTTTGTGGCCTGCTTAGTTGCAGGTTTTGAACTTTTAGTGCGAACAGACTTACAACCTTCAACTATCAATGATTTTATATACAGGCCATTGGGCAGTGTATCCAAAACTTTGAATCGTTCGTTGGCATTAATCTGTTGGAGTAACTCTGCTTCAGGTGAATTAGAATCTTTTAAAAAGGTAAAAGTTTCCAATGCTTGTTGGTCCGATTGTGCCCGTTCCTGGAGAAACTTCATTCTAGCAGGGATTGCTTCGTCCAAATGGTCTTCTGCGTTGTCCCGTATTTCCTTGATTTGCTCCCTGGTGTATTCTTGGCCACCTTCTTCAACAAAGGATTCACCTTCATGCTTCCTGGCCCATTTCTTGGCCCCGATTGCCTGTTGTCGTAACTCCTCTAATTGTTCAAATGTTTCAACCTCGGAAACTGATGCTGATTGGGCTTTTTCCTCGGATTCTGTTTTTCTTAAAGCAGAAACCTCGGCCTGGATTGCCTGGTAATTTTCTTCAGCAGTTTTTGCCCTGGCAGTTAATTTTCCTATCTGCTTAACAAGTTTTTGTACTGATTTTGGAGTTTTATCCTCCTCTTCCTGGTCTTCCTGGTCATCCTCGTCCTCAACCTCTTCCTGGTCCTCTGATTGTGAAAGAACTTCATTCCCATCTTCCGATTCAGTCTCTACCTCTGATTCATCAGTGGTAACCTCCTCTTCCGTTGACTCTTCAGCCACTGGTTCACTCGCTATAAAATTAAGTAAATCGTCACTGGAAAGATTTTCGTTAGGTGTGTCTTCTGTTGCTTCGGCAACCTCGGTTTGGTCTGTAATCTGCATTTTAAATTAAGTTGCATTCTTGACTGCAGGGTTACCCCTGCCATGAAACTTAATTTTAACCTGAAAAAATTAGTTTTAGACTAAATATCAGGGGTAAATTCAATTACATCGTCATCAAGCCACTCGTTTAACCCTTTTACCACTGCCGAAATGATCTGTTCCTCTTCAAGGTCACTCTCCTGGGCAAACTGGTTGCACAAGGTAATTACGGCAGACTTAATCTGCCGTTCAGGATCCTGTAGGCCTGGCATCGCTAATTTCACGAATGAGGTTATCCAGGACAGAAATACAACCTGCTATGTGTGCCAAAATCTGTGGATTTTCCACACTCGCAGTTGAGGTTAAGTCACCTATGTAACCATCCTTCATATCGTTCAAATGCTTTACTAAAAACTCAAAATCAGGTCTGTCATGCAAACCTGCAATCGCATCTTTTAGATTATCCACTTACTTGTTGGGGTTGGGCATTAGATGCAGGGACATTACCAGGGGGAGCCCCCAGTTTGCCCGTTAGTGCGTTGCGTTGTTGTTGCTCCTGGAAGGAAATTTGCTTTAAATAATTTTCTAACCTGGCTTTAAAACCTTCGTCATTTTCAAGCCTGTTTTGAATGTCCTCCCCAGGTATTTCCTCCGTTCCCTGCAAGTAACCCTGGACAACTTGCATCCGTAATTGTGGGTTAGCATTTTCAGGGGCATTCACAACCTGTCCCGATGCAATCTTTGCCAGGTCAGAACTTGTTTCCTCAACTTCCTTTTGAGTGGATGCTTGTTGTGGCATGATTAATCGGTCAGCAAGATTGGGGTCAATTGACTCGGCAAACAACTTCATTAGTTCACCAAAGTTAGCCTGGCCCTGTCTGTCGTACTGACTGAATACTTCACCTAGTGCTTTCAATTTATCCAGGGATTTATCCTGGTCCAGGGAGTCTGCATTAAAGGTTAATTCAAAGTCAAACTGCTCACTGGTTTCCTCGAATGTTGCCTGCAGGTCCTGTTCATTACCTGTGGCCCTGACCCATTGCTCAGGACCCCCGTAAGTGCGTTGTAAGTGCCATAATTGTTTTAGCACTGGTCTCCAGTTAGCTAACCACATACTGACCATTTCTTGACGGATCAAATTTGCTTCAACCTGGTCTTCATTGCTTGTTGGTCTGCCTGCAATTTTGTTGGCAATCATGCGTAATTCATTTTCCACTTCTGTAGAAGCAGGTGAATACGCAGGTATATCCATAAACTGAATTTCACCTGGTCTGCGAACAGGAACAAAACTACCAGGGCCTATCCGTTCAGGTTTTCTTCCAACCAAGTGGGTAAGGGGTGGAATTGTGGAAAGTGATGCTCTATCAATTCGTGAATCAATCTCAACCTTAATAGCCTGCTCGTATGGATGCAGTATTTCACATAGTCCCCTGGAATCCAGGATCCGATGGTTTATTGTTTCTCGGCAGAAACTGGTAAACGGGTATTTACCCTGGGAATAAGCAGACAATTCGTGCTTTGCATATCCTTCAATATCTTCTGAGAAAATAGTGTGGCTTATCAATGGCACCCCGTCTTCGTCCAATTCCCTTCTGTAGCAACTGACTAACCTGATTAGTCCTTCGTAATGTTCAATGTCATCGTGGTTCCTGTGAACAGGAAAGTCAGTAAAGTCCCCTGATGCATTTTGGGAAGCCCCGTTTTTAATCAGTTCTTCCACAAAATCAGAGTCAAAACCCTGGGTAAAAATCATTTCTTTCAGGGACTCAGGACTATGGTGATGAACACAATAAATTGCCCTGGCATTCTGAATATCACTGAGCACATTGGAGTCAAAAATTATATCCCTGCCAATCTCGTAACTTTTTATACTGGGTCTATTTTCAACCAGTCTTTCCTTGGGCACTTCTGCCTGGCCCTGCTTTTGCAGGCCCTTAATCATTTTATTGATTCTGCTCTTTTTTAGTTGTGGGAATGCTTCAGCTAATAACTGGTTGGCACTTTTATCCTTCGCCATGATTGCCTCGGCCAACTCAGGTGCCTGTTGAGCAATTTCTTCCAGGGAAATTACATCGTAATACCTGTCAATTTTACGGCACCAATAAGTGCCTAAAATTCCATTACCATACATTTGAACATTGTTTGCCAGGATCCCAACTTCACGATTAAACTCTGTCATTTCCGACATAGTCCACTTCATAAACTTTCCTACCAGGGCAGAAACCCTGGAGTCCGTTGCTTCTGTTGGAACGGCACGAAGGTTACCCCCTGATACTGCCCGTTTCATCATGGCAACATCTGCACCCACAATTTGGTCAATTAAGCCAACTGCCTGGTCACTGGCACCTGGCCAGGGGAAGGC